TTTGGAGAGTTATTATGATTTGTGAAAATATATTAGAAGAAGCAAAAGAATTAGTTAAAGGGGATCGTCAAAAAGAGTATGGTGATAAACTTACTAATCATGAGAACATTGCTGCATTATGGTCAATTTTCCTCCGCAAAAAAATTACACCTCACGATGCAGCGATGTGCATGGCTTTAGTTAAAGTGGCGAGACTAATGCATGCACGTAAACAAGATAGCTACATAGATTTGGCAGCTTATTCAGCGATAGCAGCGGAGATAAATGAGCGAACCGAATGAGTCAACCCTCGTTTTTTCAAACTCCAAGTGAGTGGATACCTCCAGAAGTAATCCCAGATCTTAGAGAAGCAAAAGAAATAGCGATTGATTTAGAAACAAAAGATGATGGTTTAAATTCTGGAACTGGACCTGGATGGGCTATAAAAAAAGGAAGAGTTATTGGTGTTGCTTTAGCCGTGGATGGTTGGGAAGGATACTTTCCAATTGCACATGAGGGAGGACACAACTTAGATGAAAAGGTTTTTGTTAATGCACTTAAACCTATTTTAGAATTACCATGTGATAAAATATTTCATAACGCCATGTATGACGTTGGATGGTTGGATGCTATGGGTTTAAAAGTTCATGGTAAAATAATAGATACTTTAATAGCTGCACCATTAATAAATGAAAACAGATTCAATTATACTCTTAGAGATTTATCAAAAGAATATGTGGGTGAAACAAAATCAGAAACTTTATTGTATGAAGCAGCTAAAGAATGGGGTGTAGATGCAAAGAGTGAGATGTGGAGATTACCACCTATGTATGTTGGACCTTATGCAGAACAAGATGCTGCAGTAACATTAAAACTATGGAAAGTTTTACAAAGAGAAATAGTTAAACAAGAGTTAACAGAAATATTTAATGTGGAGTCAGAACTTTTTCATGTTTTATTTGCAATGAAAAAGAAAGGAGTTTGCATTGACACAGATAAAGCAGAAAGAATTAAAAAAGATTTTGAGAAAGCAGAAAAAGAAATACTACAAAAGTTAAATAAGACTTGTGGTTTTGAACTTGAGATTTTAGCACCAACATCAATTGCAAAAGCTTTTGATAAACTTAAAATAAAATATAACAAAACACCAACAGGATTACCAAGCTTTGACAAAAACTTTTTAGCAACACATTCTCATGAGTTTGCACAGAATATAGTGAAAGCAAGAGAATTAAATAAAGCAAGAACAACATTTGTAGATTCTATTTTAAAACATTCTCATCGTGGTCGCATACATGCAGATGTAAATCAATTAAGATCTGAAACTGGTGGAACCATATCAGGAAGATTAAGTATGCAGAATCCTAATCTACAACAAATGCCAGCTCGTAATAAAGATATTGGTCCAAAGATAAGAGAACTTTTTATACCAGAAAAAGGAGAGCAATGGGGTTGTTTTGATTACTCACAACAAGAACCTAGAATTCTTATTCACTATGGTGCTCTCGTTAGTGAGTCAACTACTTGGGATGTTGGAACTGTAGAAAAATTATTGAATGATTACAACAACAAAAAGGACACTGACTTTCATCAGATAGTAGCTGACATGGCAGACATAGATCGTAAAGTTGCTAAAACAATTAATCTTGGTATGATGTATGGCATGGGTAAAGGTAAACTTAGTTCTCAATTAGGATTAGATATGGATGATGCTCAAGAAGTTTTTAAAAAGTATCATGAAACAGTTCCGTTTGTAAAAGTATTAACGGAGGGAACACAAAGAAGAGCTGGGGACAAAGGATTTATTAGAACATTATTAGGCCGTAAATGTCGTTTTGATTTATGGGAACCAGCCACATACGGAATTCACAAGCCATTGCCAAAAGAACAAGCAGAGGCTGAACATGGAGGTATTAATAGAATACGCCGTGCTTTTACATATAGAGCGTTAAACCGCTTGATACAAGGATCTGCAGCAGATCAAACTAAAAAGGCGATGATAGATATTTTTAAGGAGGGTATTACACCTTTAATACAAGTTCATGATGAATTGGATATCTCTGTATATAGTGAAGATCAAAAGAAAAAAGTTATTGAGATTATGGAGAATACAATTCCTTTAAGAGTTCCCTCAAAAATAGATTGTGAGATGGGTCCTTCTTGGGGTGAAGTTGGATAAGAAACATAAGAAAGGTTTCATAAATCACACAAAAGCCATACTATGGCTTACCGAAAATAATTATTATGTCTTTGATAACATCAGTGGCCTTGGGCCATGTGACGTGATTGCTATGAATGATAATGGAGACATCATTAAAATAGATATTAAAAGTGAAAGCATACGAAAGACAGGCACGCATGCAGGACATAAGATACGAAGAATGCCAAGTGAACAACAGAAAAAAATGGGCGTCAAATTACTCATGGTAACCGAAGAAGGAAAATGCTACTTCTATAAGAATGATTAAAGTTTGGTTATTAATAATATTTTTTACTTCACCAGAACTGCCTACAATTAGACACATGGCTGAACTTACTTTTGGTGAGCAAGACTGTTTGATGAAAAAAGAAGCTAAAGGTGCGTGGGTAGAAGATTTTGCTGTAAAACAAGGATATCAACTATTCAGCTATGATATGCATTGTATAGAAACAAAAATGTTTAAATATATTCCTAAAAGTAATACTTAATTTATAAGTTTATCTAACTTCTCGTTTATCTCTATTACTTGTATCTCAATAACCGAGAGCCTTGCATCAATACGCAACATATCTATGTCTTTTATTTTTGATTCAAGAGCCGAGACCCGTGATGACATCATACCGTATGTTGTAGCAATACCAGCTACAATACCCATAATCCATATCCAATCACGCATTGACAGGTTCATTTTCTTTTAACTCCAGCCTCTCTTAAAGCAATAGCAATAGCTTGCTTTCTAGACTTAACTTTCTTTTTAGATTTACCGATAGGTAGTTTACCTTTTTTAAATTCACGCATGACTTTACTTATCTTTTTATCTTGTTTTGTTTTCTTCTTCATTATTGTAGTGATTGATAATAACTCGCTAAAGCTTGATCTACCAGAGGACTGGTTCCTATTCTTGGATTAGGAAAGTAATTGGTTCCTTGATCTAAAAGACCTTGAGCAAATAAATCATTAATTATATTTTGATTTAAATTGTATCCCGATCCTTGTAAAATTTCTCCTGTTCTATTCATTTGATCCTCTGCTGCTATTAAGTTACTTAACTCATTCTCTGCAGCTATTCTTTCATTTTCTGCTTGAAACTCTTTATCTAACGTAGCAAAATCTTGTACTCCTGAATCAATGATATCAGCCATTTTATTACTTTCATCAGTTCTTTGATTAGGATCTATTATTGGAAACTGATTGGGTAAAGGGGCATCAAAATTAAATGATATTGAAGGCTCCACCATAGACTCTGGTTCTTGTCCCGCCATAATTATATTAGGGTCCTCGTAATCAATCATAGGACCAAAAGTAGTTTCTGGTATAAAGGAAAGGTCAGCTATGTTCATCGGGTCTTTTGGTTCACCCTCTCCTGCACCAAACTCTTTATCTAAAGGATATCTTATGCCAGGTAAATCTTGTTCTGTTAATTTTTGTTGTTTATCTTTCATGCCAAGAAATTCCTTAGCAATTCTAATTCCTGGTAATCCTTGTCTTAATTGATCAGTTATAGGATACATTTTTGCATACTGTTCTGGAAATCTATTAATAAGATTTCTTGTGGGATCTAAAAAGTCTTTATCTTTTGTATCTTGAAATGCAGCTAGACCACTACTGGTAAGAACAGGGCGACCACTACTTGTTCTAATTATGCTTCCATCACGAGTTCTTGCAACACCGCCATCTATTTGTTTTGCTCTTTCATCACCTAACTGTGTGGTAAATTTATTTAATCTTGATCGAAGATCTTTTGCTAAGTCTGTATTGCCTTGTTTTAAAGCTTCATTAATTCGTCTATCAAGACTACCAACACTTTGTTCTAAACTTTTAATTTTGTTTGTTTTTTGACTAGCAGCAATACCTGATTCTTTGCCTGTGCTAGTACCACCTGACGCTACTTTGCCTTTCGGTCTTCTAGTACCACCTGATGTTCTGGCAAGAAAGCTTCCTCTAGCTCCACCAGTGCCTCCTCCTCTTAAAGGTCCTCTTCTTCTACGTCTTGGTGGTGGCATATTATTATCCTCTGTTTGCTATTGTTTCTGTTATATCAATATCTCCGCTTTTGGCAAGTTGAGATCTATCTGTTGGCGATAATGTGCCAGTATTTAGTGAACTTTGTTGTAAGATATCTGGTATTACCAATCCAGATGGGTTTGGTATGTTGATTGTAGGCTGTTTAATTGTTTCTAGAGGACTAGTGGTTGTGAGTGGTGTTGATAAACCGAAACCAAATGGTCCTTCCATGAATCTTGTGGCGCTACCACCTATAGTTTCTTTACCTTTAAATATACTATTAGGATCTTCAAATAATTTTGATCCTCTTAAATCTCTGAGTGCGCTATTAATTGATTTAACAAGATTTCTTCCATAGTCTTTTAACCCTCTTAATTTACCTGTCTCACGTAAATTTTTTTGTAAATATTTTGGTAATTCAATTGGTGAATAACTATTACGTAATAAAGATCCTCTTTCTTTTTTAGATAATCTTGTATTTAAAAATTTATTTATTTTTCTTTTATCTACTCCTAAAAGTTCAGCAGCTTTAATTGCTCTTAACATTTGTTTGTCAGCATCTAATTTTGCATCATTTGCTTTTTTATAAATTTCGAGTGCTTCTGCTTCACTAACAACTCCTCTTTGCAAATCTCTCGTTAAAATTCGTTTGGCATCTGTTACTCTTTTTGTATATTCAGATATTTTATATTTTCCTAACGCATCTTCTAAAAAAGGATCTTGTATTCTAAAACCAATGATACCAGCCGCTTCATTTAATACTTTATATTTTCTGTTTAAATCATTAAAGCTTCCAGTTGCAGCTAAACCTAATCTACCAAATTGAGATAAAGAACCAGGAGCAAATGTTTTAAAACCTGCTATTGTAATCTTTCGCATCTTATCACCTAAAGGATCTTCTGGATTATATATTCTAAACCCCTCTTTTGATACGCCGTTTCTGGCAAATATGTCTAATGCAAAATCTGTAAAGATAGCTTCTTCCACAAATGGTTTCATAACCTCCGCTGTTCCAGCAATTGCAGCGGATGTTATATTTTGTATGAATCCCTCTTCATCAACAGAACCTTTTTTCATTTCATTAAGAGCTGTTCTAAAAGGACGAGTGAGTGCATCGTAAGCGTTGGTGTGAGAATAATCAATATAATACAACTGACCATCTTG